AAGTCTGACGCTGTAAGCAAGGGCAAAGCAATTAGCAAGCGTAACAAAGCAAAGAAGGGTTCAGCATGAAATATAAACTTGGAGATGGCAGCATCTATGAAGGAGCAGTCTGTTCAATGCCTGATGGCAGGTTGAAGACTGGTGCGACATTGACTGAGGCTAGCGTCCGTTGCTGGCCTGTTGAAGATCATCAAATTGAACGCGCACGCGAAGATGATGGCGGCTTTAAGGCAGACGATCCTGCAACCCCTGAGATCAATGAAGCCTACACTGCCAAGAAGCCTGCAAAGAAAGCAAAGAAATGAGCTTTCTGCACACCCTCAAGAAAGAGGAGCGTGACTTGTTGCGCCGTGTAGTGCGCAAGGTACACATGCGTCACAATCCAAATGAATTCCAGACCGACTACGAAGCTGACAAGATTATCTCTGTAATTGCACCAGAGGTTGTTGCTCAGATGATTAAGCGCGGCAAGGATCTCAAGGTTGACCAAATTTAAATACAAACCAGACGGAGATGTACTGAAGGCTTTCATGAAGTCTGATGTGTTCTTTCGCGGCCTGCGTGGCCCTGTTGGTTCGGGCAAGTCTGTTGGGTGTTGTGTTGAATTGTTTCGCCGCGCATTGCAGCAGGAGCCAAACAAAGATGGCGTTAGGCGCAGCCGCTGGGCTGTTATCCGTAACACCAACCCACAGCTTAAAACCACAACGATTAAGACTTGGCTTGACTGGTTCCCAGAAGAACAGTGGGGCAAGTTCTCATGGGTTGTGCCATATACACACCACATCAAAGTCAATGATTTAGATCTTGAGGTTATCTTCCTAGCATTAGATAGGCCGGAAGATGTCAAGAAACTATTGTCATTGGAGTTGACCGGCATCTGGGTCAACGAAGCACGCGAGATTCCTAAGTCTATCATCGATGCCTGCACCATGCGTGTAGGTCGTTTCCCTTCTATGAAGGATGGCGGCTGCACATGGACTGGCGTTATCTGTGATACCAACGCGCCGGAGGAAGATCATTGGTGGCCTATAATGTCGGGCGAGGTTCCTATTCCAGATCATATTGGACGCGAAGAAGCAAGGATGCTGGTAAAGCCAGACAACTGGGAATTCTTCACGCAACCAGCAGGAATGCGCGAGGAGAAGAACGAAGAAGGCGAAGTCGCCGGTTACGTTCCAAACGAACTCGCAGAGAACGGCGCGAATATGCGGAAGGATTATTATCCCAACATCGTGCAAGGCAAAACCAAAAGCTGGATCGATGTGTATGTGATGAACCGCCTCGGCAGCATAAAAGACGGAAAGCCTGTCTATGCGATGTTTGCCCCTGACATTCATGTAGCAAAAGAAGAAATACCAGTAGCAGCTGGCGTGCCTGTGCATATCGGCGTTGACTTTGGATTAACGCCTGCTGCTGCTATTGGACAAAAGATAAGAGGCAGATGGCTGGTGCTGCAGGAACTGGTAGCATTTGATATGGGCATTGTCAGGTTTACCGAGGTACTGCGGCATGAGATAGCTACACGCTATGCAGGCAATGAAGTGATTATCTTTGGTGATCCGGCTGGTGACTTCCGCGCACAGACTGATGAGTCTACACCATTTCAGATCTTGCGTGGTGGCGGTCTATACGCAAGGCCAGCACCATCGAATGATGTGTCGTTGCGCTTGGAGTCTGTGTCTGCACCCTTGGGTAGAATGATCGAGGGGCTGGCTGGCTTTCTGATTGATCCCCGCTGCCGCACGCTAATCAAAGGCTTTGAAGGTGGCTATCAGTATAAGCGTATGCAGGTATCTGGTGAGCGTTATGCTGACAAGCCAGACAAGAACCATTTCTCGCATGTGCATGATGCGTTGCAGTATTTGATGCTTGGTGCAGGCGAGGGCAGGCAGATCATGTCTAACCTTTCTATGCAAACCAAACCGTTTCAAGCAACCAGAGAGTTTGATGTATTCAGCCGCAAGCCAAAGCCACGCCGTCAAGGTCTGTGGTCGAGGATGTAAAATATACCAATATACATCCCCCTAGGGATACGAATATTGGAATATTTATTTTGTGCGTTGATCTGCATTAATGCAGGGTGTAGTGAAAAACTAGAAGGAGATTTTATTATGTGCATGGGCGGTAACAGTAAGCCTGCAGTTTCTAAAGATGAGAAGATTGCAGAAGAAAATCAGCGCGAAGAGGAACAGCGCAAGACAGAAGAAAACAAGGCAAAGCAGTTAGAAGAAACTGCAAAAGCCAAGCGGATTGGTGGCGGTGCTTCTCGTAAGTCATTGCTGACAGGAAGCAAGGGCGGTCTTGGTTATTACGACAAGACTCTGTAATGCACGAAAAGTCAGCCAATCTTCTGCTTGAACGATATGAACGCGCTAAGACTGAGCGTCTAAACTTCGAGCCATTGTTCGAGGAGTGTTATGAATACGCACTCCCTATGCGGCAATCTTTCTTTCATGAGGTTGCTGGGCAGCGGCGCGATGACAAGATCTTTGATGAGTCTGCTGTTGTCGGCACGCAGGAGTTTGCATCACGGCTGCAGTCTGGTCTTGTGCCTAACTTCGCACGCTGGGCTGATTTTATTGCTGGTTCTGAAATACCACCAGAGCAACAGGATGAAGTTAATAACCAGCTAGACGAGGTGACTGATTATGTTTTCGAGGTTATCCAGAACTCTAACTTCG